TATATAACCCTATCCACCACTTATCACCGAACGTATGTTCCCCCCTTTTATGTACAAAATAAACAAATTCAGCATATAATTTTTGTATATTTTGCGAATTGACAAAAGTTGTCAATAGTCAAATAGCCGAAAAAATAATGAAATTTTCGTCATTTTTTCATAAAACCCTTTGTCAATAGGCAAAGTTACGAATTTTTAACTATCTTTTTGTGCAATTTTAAGCTGCTAGTTGGAACTTCGCTACCTAACTATTAGGCTTCAAACTATACATAATGCACAAAGTCAAACCTTAAATTTTGTGCAACATTTTATAATTAGTCCCAGCTAACAAACATTTGTTCGATGTTTTGGTCTGAAAACTTGCACAAAAATCCTCACTACTTTTGTGCAATTTGCTGAAAATGTATAAAGTTTATATAATAATTTTGCTACTGCTAAATGAGAATGGATATCATTTGCAATTAGCGAGTATTAATAATTTGACAACCATGCACCAGCCATGTTATAATATAACTAGGCCAAAGGGAGGTGATACTTTGACCTTGGAAGCTATCGACATTGTTTTGGCAATCATGATGGCGATAGATATACTTATGGGATTGATAACAGCGTTCGCTGGAAAGTCAACAAAATCTAAAACTGCGTGGTTTAATAGCGAGAAATTCAGAGAAGGCATCTGTAAAAAAGCCGGAATGTTTTTCTATGTTGTCATTGCAATTTTGATTGACTACCTACTGGGTGAAACGGTTATTCATACTTCTGTAGTATGTCTGTTCATCGCGAATGAAGCAATGTCTATTTTAGAAAACGGCGCATTACTAGGTATTCCACTTCCGAAAAAGCTAAAAAATGCGCTGGAAGTATTAAAGGGCTTAGACAACTATAATGAAAGTGAGGTGAAAAAGAATGAGTAAAATTGAAAAAGCATTACAGAACATGATTGAGATGGCAAACAATAACGCTTTCGGATACGATCAAGCTGACCGCTGGGGAGCATCAAGGGATTGCTCATCTATGATAATTGACTGTTGCGAAAGAGCCGGAATCCCCCTGAAAACCAAAGGCGCAACGTATACAGGAAATATGCTGAATGTCATGTTAAAGTGCGGCTTTAGAATTGTGAATGACTCTGTAAACTTTGAGAGCGCAGACGGAATGCTCCCCGGCGATGTTCTTTTGAATGTCGTAAATCATACAGTTATGTATTGCGGCAATGGAAAAGTCGTTGGCGCAAGAATTAATGAAAAAGGAACTGTTACGGGAGGACAGATAGGCGATCAAACAGGTAGTGAAATTAGCGTCCACACCTACTACAATTATCCCTGGAATTACTGTTTAAGATATTTTGAAAGCATAACCACAAGCGTCCCAAAATATTTTGACAGAACGGTTATTTTAAAAGCTCAGGAATTTTACGGATGCGCCATCAAAGACGGTATTGTTTCTTACCAGCCTGTATCAAACAAAAAGTATCTGTGTAACTGTCCTGAACCGGACTGGCAGTTTACAAACAGTTATTCACAAGGTAGTAACCTTGTAAGAGTCATGCAAAAAGATTTTGGATGTACAATTGATGGCTGGTGTGGACGCGAAACAGTCGGAGCGGTACAGACAAAACTTAGAAAGTTGGGACTGTATACTGGCGAGATTGACCACTCGTTCGGTCCAGAAACAGTAAAAGCTTTTTGGAAGTATATCAATTAATATTTTTATTACACGTTAAAGCCAATTATGTGTTCCTCTCATATTGTATAGAATAACGCAATAAAATAGGCGGGATTAAAACCCGCCTATTTTTTACTATTTCCACATAGTGTTTGACACTTTGTGCATTATTCTTTTAGTCCCGTCTTTGCCAATGATTATCAGTTGATTTCCATTAAGAATAATATGTGAAATATTGTCCATATTTTATTCACCCCTTCCATTTCGCTATATATTGTACATTACTCCGCCTTGCCATAAGGTAACACCGTTTTCATAAATCTGTTTTAGTGTTTCAAGTTCAGGCTCTGTTATATCTCCTGAAATATTTGCTTGATGGCATTTAAGATATACAAAATTGTAAATATCACTTTGTCCATTGTGAGATGTTCTGTTTGGCAACATAAAATTGTCAATTCTGAAGCCTGTTCTGAAAAACACTTCTGCGATTTGCTCAAATTCATAGTTCACCGCACTTTGGTACTCTACCCATATCAGGGGCATATTTTTTTCACCTGAAAGCACAATAGCATTTCCTTCTGACATACCTGTAACGCCGGGAGCCACTAGTTGACCGTCCATTCTTGCGGCTTCTGCCATTTTAAGACTGGCATAAATATTATTAGTAGCCATAGCAGTTTGCGCTCTGTTTTGCGCTTGCTGAATGGCATACGACTGGTTGCCGTATTGCGTATTTGCGGCAGTTTGTGCCGCGCCTAATGCATTGGATAAAACACCACCTATATTAAGCGAGAATAAAGAGCCAAGTGCTCCGGCAATATTTCCAGCTACAGCAAATTTTTGATTCATGTTATACTGTGCTTGTGCGTTTGAGATGGCGGCGCTAGCGAGTGCTCCACTTTGGTTAGCTAAACCTGCGGCATTAGCGGCATTTATACGTTGCTGTGCAATCTGATGTGTAGTTTGCGCTAGGTATAGTTTTCCACTGTCATACACTACTTCAAATTTTGGAAAATTTGTATAAATCAATGAATAGTTATAATTTAAGTCTTCACCCGCGTAATCTTTGGGAACAATTAATATTTTAGGGTTAGCGCTAACCTCGTATTTTGCAACAAACTCAATATTATCTTTTGGAGTGACGGCATATGAGTATTTGCCCAAGTCTAATTCTACACGGTTGCCATCAATACTACACAACAATATTTTTGTATATGGGCTGGCATACATTTGATAAGACGTATTATGTGCAATATTAAATGGGTATTTATTGCGTAAAGCTGTATAAGGTGATGGAATCGAAAAACTGGTTTCTGTCAAAGTTCCATTAATTAACCGCATGCCTGAATGACCGTTACCAATATCAAAAATTCCTTTTCCTGAATATGAAGCAATAATTTGATAGGGAATGAAGGTTATAGAATTAATACATTGCGCAACCCAGGGAAGGTCTGCCATTTTATTAAAAAACTCATCAAGTCCGGCGTATGTAGTCCCTCCCACTTCTTGCGAAATTAAAGGAAAGCAATATAAAGCTGTCTGGTTCGGGCAACCTCCTACAAATGATGGTCTCGGCGTTTTGATAACAGGGTTGCTTTCTGTTCCGCCAGATGTTAAAAAGTCACAGCTTGACGAAATTATAAACCATGGCACACCATTGTTAAACATCATACTCGTGCCTATCATGTCAAAAGTATATTTTGTCATATAGCGGTTTACCGCGTAGTCCTGCGCGCTTGCGTAAAAAGCGTGTGCAGCATAATGATTTTGCGCAACATAAGAGTATTCCAGAACAGCGTTAAAAAGTGTAGTTTGAAAAACATCCTCTACCAGATAAAATATTGTTGATTTATCATTGTTCCAAGCGGCGTCTACGATAAAGGCATAATACCATTTTGTACCACCATCTAACTGATATCTGCAATACCTATAACCACCTTCCCTGAATGCTTGATAAGTTATTGGAACGATTACCGCTTCATGGATTCTGGCAAAGTTAAATTCAGTATATTCAATCTTTGTTTTTTTGCTAAAGAAAGCGTCTTGTTTTTGAATTGTATCAAAGTAGTATTGATTGCTTTGGTCAAGGGGAATGGGTATAACACTCCCCTTGAACATTTGGAAAATCGCCATAAATGCGCACCTCCCGCTTATTCAATATATCCCTGGTCGAACATAACTAGTGCAACGCCCCTTGACTGTGAAGGATTATTTGATACGTTGATTTTATATCTACCACTTGACATAAGTGCTACCTGGACAGTAATACTAACACTACCCACTTTAATTTCTGTAAGTGGAGTAAGTGCGCTAGTAACTGAATTCCAGTCTAAATTATAATATGATATACCACCATCGCCTGTGTATACGCCAAGTAAAATTCGTGGCACACTCGGGTGAATAAAGAAATCTGTTGGCGCAGTTCTTTCTTGCCATACTGCCTTTGTTCTGCTAGCTAAATTAAATACTTCGTTGATTGCGGGGACTACTGTTTTAGTTTTGGTGTCAAGGTTGTTTACATTGCCCACATTTCCTTGCAAGCTACTAACATCATTTTCCAAGTTATCCGTGCTTTGTTCTAATGTCGCAATATTTTCCTGTACTGTTGCCATTTTACTTTCAAGTGTTGCTACCTTTTCCGCCAAGCCTTTATCCGGCTCAACTGGCAATGAAAGAACGTACTGCCGTAATGCTTCTACCAGTAACGGCAATGATGTGGGGTTTCCAATCTGGTAAGTTTCAATCTGGTCTCTGTACTGCTGATTTGGTACTAAAACATTCACTTGATTATCCGCCATTATAAATACCTCCTACTAACAAATTCTCATAAATAAACTGTTACAATCGTCATAGAAAAGCCTGTCTATGTTTTTCCATTTACCCCAGTACTTCATAAGAGCGTCATAGGAATTTTCATTCACAGAAGAACCGTCTACAGTCTTTTCAGATTCAACGTTTCCACCCCGGTTTTCAAGTTCATTTTCTATACTGTTTGATGCTGTGCTAGTTTCTGTCGTGCCTGTCTGTTTCCGGGTGTTGGTGGCATTGCTTACCTCATTAACATAATCATCGGTATTATACGGCGTAAACGGGGTAGTCCCGGCCTTGGTTCCCGCATTTTCCACTGTTGTAAGGTTTGGTGTAGTAACGTCTTTCCCCGTATTGTCCAGTTGATTTACACGGGTGTTATTATCTTCGTGTGTCTCTTTATATTTTTCAACTCTCGATGACCCAAAAAATGCAATCGTTCCCTCATCTAATAACCGTTCTGTCTCAATCCACATTAGGTTATATTTAGGGGCGATATCATTAAACTTGTTGTCCAATGCTAAAATCCATTCATCCCAGTTATCAAAGGCAATTTCACGGTTATAAAATCGCTTTACAAAACCTACATTTAATTCTTGTCTATGCTTTTCATCATATATGGGGTATGTAAACTGCGAAAAAATATCATTTGCAATGGCAACATAATCGTTATTGTAAGAATGGTATACTTCATGAATAGTCATGGTATACAAGCTCAATATTATTCACCTTCTTTCGGCGCAGATGTATCGGCAACAAAATCACAGGAAATTTCTAACTCAGGCCAATGTTTTGAAACTCTTTCTAAAAAATCGTCTCTAGCAGACTGGTACTTTTCACGATTTTTAATAATAGCGTCATTATTGGCGGTTACTTCGTCCACTATCTGCCGCTCTCGTTTCTGAAATGCAACGTTATTAATTCCCATGTATGTTAGATATTCATTCATGATTGCCTGTTTTTGTGCTTCTAACTCTGTTCCATAATACTTGGGGGCTAACTCAATTAGCTTTACATCATTAAGAAGTTCAGAATCTCTGATCCTTATTTCTCTCTCACCAAAGTCTACCTTTGTTTGGATTGTCTGCATAGTCATGTCTGTATCTGTATCAGGAGATACATATGCAATTATACTTTTAATATTTTTCCAGTTGGCAGTTATTGTGCGCTCGATATCTGCCATTTTTCTGGCAAAAAAATTAATGACGGGCATATCAGAAATTCTATTTTTTTGATAATAGCAAATCTCAAATTCTCCCGGTTCTAGTGTCTTAAACATATCGCCATCCATAACGCCAAACGGGCTAAACGGTTTAATTTTGATAGGCTCACCCACAACATTATAATTTGAAGCCGGAAACCACGGAGTTATCATAAACCCATATTTATCACTTTCCCAAAGGGCAAAAGATGTATTGTATAATAAGTATTGCTCAGCCCAGTGCAACCCTAAAATATCTTTTCCGCTCCATTTCCATCTGCCAATGGCGGGTGAAATTGTGAGTTGGTAATATGTTCCTATAGTATCAGCATTTTCTATCTCAGCCGCTAAAAAACGGTTAAGCCCCGGTATAAGATTATTTGAGATAGGTGGGTAAATATTGTTTGGTAATTCCATTTTTATGACCTCCATTTACATTTTATAAAAGCGAGGGATAACCCTACCCCTCGCTAATGTTGTTACGCCGCTGGCGCCTGAGTAATTGCGGCCATGTTGAAAAACGGAGAAGCGGAGTACACAGTATCTTTGTTCAAAAATACGTTGAAAAATCTGCCGCTTTCGTTTTCTCTTACACGCATATCGAGCCAGGTGTCCTGGATATTGAAAAATCTGGCATCTCCAACAAGACAAGCGATGTTGGCAATGGCCGGAAGCGAATCAACAACAACCACTCTACCTACCCAATCAGCTTTTCCCATATTAAACGCATTGGCTAAAACCTGTACGTCAATTTTCGCTACATTTGCGGGAGTTGTAAGCACAATCAGATTCTCAATTTGTGTTGTCTGCTCATACGGCCCAGTGATATATTTTGTTGACGGAAACTGCATATCTAACCCAACTTCTCTGATTTTTTCAACAAGAGATGATGGCGTTGCATCTGCTGTAGCAATCTTTTTAAAAGCAGTGGACGTATTAAACGTTGTAAGTACGTTCTTTGTGTTGTTGTATTCGTCTTTTTCCATCTGTGTAAAGAGTGCAGATACCAGCCCCATAATCATGTTAAGGGAGCTTCCCTCGTCCACAAAGGACATTTTTAAGGTATTAAGGTATAAGCTCGTCTTAAATTCTTTCTGAGAGTTTACTTTATGAATTTTTGAATTAATGGTAGTTATCTGTGGCTTATCAACCTCTGCACCTTCCGGATCATAGTCATTTACGCCTACGGAAGACCCGTTGATAAAAAATTCGGCATTACCTGCGCCGCCTACAGCGTAAGGCATTTTAAAAATCTTAAGCGGATTCTCAAAATACATGGATGTTACCCATTTAAGCACGTAGGTTGTTACCAACCCTTTTACATATTCATTTGCAAAAGTTTCTGAATCCATAATTTCAGAACCTACTGCCATGGTGGTTCCCGGGGCGGCCAAAGGAATTGCTCTACGATATGCTTCGCTTGCACCCTGTCTGATTGCATTCATGATATAAGACGTTGTCATTACCTCGGTATTAATGTTACCTAAGTTTAACAGTGGCATTTTTCTTTCCTCCTATCTTTTAAAGAAGTCTGTCGTAAATGTTTGCGGGTTACCTGGTGCGCCACTAGCTTCAATGCGCTGTAATAAACCAGCGTTCGTAGTGCGCAATTCATTAATCCTGTTATTGAGTGATTCTATTGTGTCAATATTTGCTTGGTAGTTTTCATTATAATCCGTGTTCTGAGTTTCAAGTGCATCAAGTGACGCTAAAATTTCAGCGTCACTTGTGTTTGCTCTTACAATCTCAGATATAGCATTAAATCTTTCTGCTTCCATGAGATCACCTTTTCCTATTTTGTAATGGATAACAACGGATATTTCTTTGACGAATTTCCGATGGTTGATTTCATTGTAACCTTGATTTTCAGCGGATTTTCAACGTTCGGCCGGAGTTCGCTCTTGGAAAAAAGAGAAATAAATCCTGTAATTGCTTCAAAAACTGTATTTCCATTTCCTGAATACAGTGAGCCGTCATCAGAAATAATAACTGTTCTGAAGTTATCGGCACCCACATTACTTTTTGTAATGTATACACCGATCACGTTGATACTCTTACCGTCACACTCTGATAATGAGGTGGAAATGCCGGACATCGCATTTGCGATATACTCAAGGTTTTCATCTTTTTCTGTGTCAAGGGTTGTAAAAAACCCATTTTCCTCAACAATATTTTTGATTTCCTGTCTTGTCATGTTATTTTACTCCCCTTTTTTATTCTTTTTTACCTCTGCCGCATTTTTGAAAAACAGACTTTCGTCAATTCCTAAAACTACGTTTTCCGTTACAGATTCTAAAATCTGTGCTTTACTGGAAACTAAATCCCCAATAACGTTAGCCATGGATTCTTTAGAGTCTTTACCATATCCGGTAAACTCTTTTGTCTGTCCATTTACATTTGCTTTTACAGTAGTTTTTATAGCGCTTCTTGTAATCATATTTCTTTCACTTCCTTTCTATAATTAATTATATCATATTATAGCCGTTTGTCAATAGAAAAATGAAAAATTTTTAATGAAATTATCAAAAAACATTCGGGTTTTAAAATCGTTAAATTTTAGCCTATCCTTTTCATAAGCTCGCTTTAACAAACTGTGCAAGGTATGCGATATATATGGTGTATTTCCCCGTACGGCGTAAAACACTTGCGTTTTAAACTTTTGCTTACGCACCATGGCAATTTTTATAAACCCATTAATTAACGTTCTTTCTCTTGCATAATATGGCGTAATTTTGTCACTAACAAAAAATATATTTTTTCCAGCATAAATGTAAAAAATTTTTTCTTTGGTGATAAGTTTAACATACGGCTTAATTTTACGGGGCATATCCACGTTGGTTTCCTTATCGTCGAGTGTATTTGTCCCGGCGTTGTAGTCTTGGTATTTTTCAGACGCAAGTGCCAAAAACCCGTTGTCCTCAATCTCATCTTTAACTCCTAGCTCATCCATATCTACAAAATCCATGCATATTTTTATTGACTTTCCAGCTTTTAGATGAGAATTGATATTGTAGTAACTTTTTCCTAACTTGGGCTCAATATGCCATGCATAAAAATATGGATTAACTTCCGATGTCTTATTAGCTATCAGCCATAGTCTACAACCTTTCCGATTTCTAAAAATCGTATTAGCTAAATCAATTAAATCGTCGACTTCTTCCATGCCGTTTATATATTTTCTAAAATCTTTGACAAAGGCTTCCTCGAAAATTATATTTTTGACATTCGGGAAAGAAGCAGTTTTCATTTCTTCTGCGCCAAACAAAGGAATCCCGCAACCTAACGTTTTTACAAATATTAGTTTATTATTATTTCTTTCGCATAGCTGGAACTCCCCGTTGCGGTATCTAATGACATAGTTTGTTCCGTTTCTTTCGTTATAGTCTTGCATGATGTCTGTAAAAAGTTTCGGCGCTGTGCGTTTCATTTCTTCTTTTCGCCGCCTTATATAGACAAAAGAGTTTTCCTTAAATTCTTCCTCACAATTTTTAGTTAGTTCTGGATAGTGCTTAAAGACAAGTTGCTCCTTCCAGCCATAAGTTTTACCACCAGTACGGGCCGAAAAAATACCCACCGCATAACAATCCCTTGTCTCTCTTTCTGTTTTTTCAAAATCGTAATACTTTGTCTTGCTCAAATCGTTTTCCCCTTTTCTATCATGTCTGCCAATGCCGTTCTCGCATTTAAATCAAGGTCATATCCTTGCTCGAAGGCTTCCAACATTCCCTCAAGTTGCCGCTTCTTTGCGCTATCCTGATATTCGGATAGCGTTTGTTTTGCGCTGTCAAGTTCGTCGGTTGAATACGTTGTACTTGTTAAAAGCCTAAACCTGTCACTACCTGTTACAAAATTCGGTAAACCCATATAATAATCGTCATCAGAATAATACAATTCTGCCGCATAGTCTACCGCTTTTTTAATTGTGCTTTCCTTTGGCTTCATATTAGGATTTCTTTTATAGCGCGATTTTAAATTTGATAAATATTTCTTTGCCTTATTCATATATCTACAACCTTCCTTTTCAATAATGGTGATATCATGACTTCCTCATTTTTAAAGATTCTTTCGTCTTTTAGAAATATTTTAAATGTACTATCATTAATTTCTATTATGCCTAGTTCTTTATTAATAGAGGATTTCTTAATATCTATTGTTTTAAGCCTAGAAAATTCTGAAAACTTTAATGGAGAATTACAACCAGCCAATGTAGTATGGTTTAATAATTTTCCGTTTTCATAAGTAATATATTGCTTTCTCTTTGCCCCCAGCGTTTTAAAAGCAACTAAAATTCCTTCCATTTTAAACTCACCTAGTGCTTTTCCATCTCCTTTAAAGCCAAAATGTTCTCTAACTTGTAACTCATTGTCATATCCGTATATATTAAGTATATATACGCTATCTGTATCACTATAAGCACCACTACCTTCACATTGCGCTTGAGCATAGCCGCCTGTTTTTTGAGTATCAATTTTAGCGTCAAACGGGTTAGTCAAGAACTGTTCATCCACATTAGGGGCAAATAAATGCATTCTCCCCGCTGACGTTACAGCACACGCTAGTGGAACAAAGTTACACTTATCCGCATAAGTAACAAAATCTTCTGAGGTTTGATCTTCTGTTGGGACATAATATTTGCCTTCAAATTCATAAATTGTTTCATTTAACACTTTATCTAGGCCAATTACTTTTGTTCCAGCTTTTCCGTAAGAGCCATTCATCAGCAATTTTACAGCGCTACGTTTAGCACCTTTACTTTTGCTTTTTATCTCCCCCAGCGTATCAATAAAATGCATAACTCCTGAATTTCCAACTTTAAGATCACATCCTACACCGTCAATTATTTTATACTCAAATATTCCACCATGTGCTTTAACAAGCTCTGAATAAAATAATAATTCGGACAATGGTATTTTACATTCTATCCATTCAATATCATTATCTATAATAGTGTCTTTTTGATATGCTCTAAAACCAGTATTTTTATCAGGGTTTTTAGTTGCATTATACCGCTTCAACTGATCGGGTGCCAGCTCCCTAGGTCGTATTTGATAAAAATAAAATTTTGATTTAAACTTTATTTTTGCTTTAACTACAAAAAATTTATTGGCTGAACTTTCTACTTTTCCTGTTAGTGTATTTACGCACTCTCCATTTTCTTTCAGGATGTAAATATTATAAAGCATAAAATATCCATTATAAAATGGAGGATAAAATTTAATCTCAGGATTTCTTTTTTGATCTTTTGCGGCAAAAAATTCTGATAAATCATTAATATAATTTTCAGTAACGTATCTTATACCATATATCTTTTTTGTAGTAGCTACAGGGTTTTCAAAAAATTCTTTTCTTGCTATTTTATAATCAAGCAAATAAGTTTTCATTTCAGGCATTTTATCACGCATTCTAGAAGGATACAAACTTGTGTAGTCAAAAATCCAACCTGTAGGCTTTTTGTATTTAAAGTCTGATAATATATTGATATTGTCATTGTTTAAATACATTTCTTTTTTGCCAAAAATATCAGATAAACTATAATCTCCTGATTCTATTTTACCTGATTTCTCAGGTGGTGCCAATGTTACACCACCTTTATAAGCGTCAAAGGAATACGTCAATAGTTGTTCACTATACCTATTAATATCCCCTAGACCATATGTGCTTTTTTCATTATCCGGTAATTCTTCTAACATTAAATCGGCCATAGGATTTTCTAATAAGATTGACTTTCCTTTATAAAATGCCTTTAATGCCGCTTTTGCTTCATTGGATTGTATGTCAAACTTTGGATAACGCCTTAAAAAAGCAAAACAATATTTTTTGCACGATTTTCTTTTTCCTTGTGGGTAAGCAATCACACCTTCTTCTAGCTCTTTATAGTATTCACATTTTTTATCACATGATATGCACTCATATTCTTTAACGCTTTGCTCAAGCGCTTTATATGCTATAGAAGAAGACGTTCTTAAACGAGGATGAGAACCTTTATTGTCCATAACTCTAAAACCGCACAAATCATAAATAATTTTATCAAATATGACAACGGTTTCTGCTAGCGACAAACAATCGCAAGAATTATATTCAATGTCAAGTTCTGTAAATTTGTAGTTTTCGTCTCTATATTTTTTATAAAAATCACTAGGTACTTCAACCTTTGCATGTTCAGCGCCATATGCCAGTGCTATTGATCTCAAAGAGCCAACAAACGTTTTATAAGTATCGTAGCATCTTATAACTTTTTTATCATTTAATACTAAATCGCCATCGTACAGCTTCCCATTGTGCAATACAAATCTGCTAAAAAATTCATGCTCTTCTTCCTTATATGCTGGATTATTTTTAAAATAAAGCTGTAGCCAACTCGCGTCATATTTTAAGTTATGCACAAGTAAAGTTCTCAGCCCCATATTATATAGTTGTACTAGCGCGTCCTTAAAATCAGTGTAGTTATCAAACAAAAATACTGTTATATATTCATAAAATCTGATGTTATTATTCAATAATGCATTTTTAGCTATGTTAAACTGCGTCTGATAGTCCGGATGAAAGCCTATCTGGTATGACCATATTCTTGCACCAGTTTTATCTGGTTTAATACAAGTTTCAGTATCTAGTACGGCCCATCTCGATATTAACGTTTCATTTTTATGTTTACCGTGTCTTCCTTCACTTAAACGCTTAACGTGAAAAATTCTTTCACCTGACTTGTATTTTCTCTCAACATATGATACTGAATAACCAGTCAAATTAGCTAATTTTTCGCTATCTGTTGTTTCACGTGAAACATTAAGTTCAGCAATTTTTATATTTTTCAGTAACATAGCCAACATCCTTTTATAAAATCACTAATGTATTTGTTTGAATACTGTAATACCTAACGTAGTAATAGGGATACTCAATAACAGTTCTCCTGACTGTCATGTCTTTTACCTCATCTAATGTCACGTTATAGACTGTTATTTTCTTATCGGCTTTTAACTCTGCAATCAAAGGCAAAAACTCTGAAACATATACCATATTAAATCACTCCTTTATATAATAAACAAATTGTTTCTGCCACTTCTTCACTCGTCCTGTATATAAGACGCTTTGCATAATCGCTATCGTCTGACATATTCACCTTATCAATTTTCTTGAAATATATATGCTTTAACCTAGCAATTGATTCCAGAGTAGGAAATATATTTTCTACTCCATTTTCATACGCTTTTACTATCGTAGACAGTTCTTTATTAAATTTAGATATTAATATGATTAACTCCATCATTTACACCTCTGCTTCATGCTTTATACATACATATAACTTTGATGATGACTTGCCTGGTATCCGCCTATATATAAGATAGCCTTTGCCGTATTTGCCATTATATTCATATGCCACGGCATGTATCAGCTTTTTTATATATGCTTTTGAAGTAGATTCCTTAACGACAATAAGATCATTTATTTGCATGAATCTATATAACCCTTTGTATGACAGAAACACTTCAACAATTTCCCCCGCTGTCTTTGGTAACACTGATCTATTAAGTTTACACTTTTCCAAAAATTCAATATCGTTCATTATTCGTCCTCCTTCATGAGTGATATATGTGTGTAGTGATCGCCGTCATCATAATCATTAAAACTAAACAACGTAAAAACTTTCATGTTTAATACTCGTTCGTTATTACACAATTTTGCTACACCTTTAAATAATGGTTTCCCAAAATCCTGTGAATATGTGACTTCTATCATCTCACTATCTGGAATGTAAAATAATAAATCTTTTAGTAACATTTTAATTTCCTCCTTATTATTTACTATATTTATTATAACAAAAAATGTATAATTTGTAAACACTTTTTTATTGCCAAATTGCACAAAAGTAGTGAGGATTTTTGTGCAAGTTTTCAGACCAAAACATCGAACAAATGTTTGTTAGCTGGGACTAATTATAAAATGTTGCACAAAATTTAAGGTTTGACTTTGTGCATTATGTATAGTTTGAAGCCTAATAGTTAGGTAGCGAAGTTCCAACTAGCAGCTTAAAATTGCACAAAAAGATAGTTAAAAATTCGTAACTTTGCCTATTGACAAAGGGTTTTATGAAAAAATGACGAAAATTTCATTATTTTTTCGGCTATTTGACTATTGACAACTTTTGTCAATTCGCAAAATATACAAAAATTATATGCTGAATTTGTTTATTTTGTACATAAAAGGGGGGAACATACGTTCGGTGATAAGTGGTGGATAGGGTTATATA